GCAGTGTTACATTTTCAGCGGAAGGCTGTGAAAAATCTCCGGTATTAAATCTTTCGCTTGACGTTGGAGATTTCAGTTTTTTGCCTGAACGAAACCTAATATCAAGGGCAGAGACAAAAAAACAATCCACTACCCTTGATACTATTAAGGATGCTGTTAGAGAAGCGTTAGAGAAGTGAGTATGACATTATAACCCACTGACGATTCACAGAGATGAAATCCGGCTTGTTCTAACTCATCCAGATAACGTTCTAAATATTCAGGAGGGAATCCAAAAGAGCAAAAATCTTCATCATGGAAGTGATTATTTTTTCGTTCTCGGTTTTCTCTCATAAAATTTAGAAGTTTTTCAGAATTTGTCTGCATAGAATTGCTCCTTTCTTTTGTACTCGGCTCTGGCGGGAGCCTGTGAGTACAGTATAGGACGGGGACAAGCAGGAAACAAGAGACAGGAGGTATGGTTATTAACGAAGGAGAAGACAGCTTTGCAGTAGAAGTCATCGAAGAAGCAAAGCAGGAGACAAAGAGATGGCGCATAGCGTGGGAAATCACGATGGTCGCGCTGATTTTATCAAATCTATATTGGATGTGGAGGTGAAAGAGATGCCGAAAACAAAAGCACTTGGGGTGTATGCGGACCGCAAAGAAGCCGTCCGGCGCGTCATCAATGTCGGACTGGCACGCAGCGGGCTGACAGGGAAAGACCTTGACCGCCGGAACATAATAAACAGAAACACCCTCGTAAAGCGGAAAGCAGAGGGCGAAACAATCCGGTTGGGAGAGATCTGGGCGCTTGACAGAGTATTACATTTTACGGATGACGAGATCTTACAGATGTTCGGGAGAGAAAGAAAGTAAGGTGAACAAGCTATGGAAGATTTAATGTTCGGAATTGGGACAAACTGCATAACAGCGGCAGTGATCCTGTGGGAGACAACAGACCTGCAGTGTTTCCCAGCGACGCTGGCAGTTACTGCTGCGGCAGCGTTTCTGATCGGCGCGCGGGAAATGGTCAAAAAAAATGATGCAGAGCTGTGATCTTGGCGGACTGGCTCTGCATCGGATGATCTTTTTGTAGAGATCATCTTTATTATAACAAGAAAATGAGGAAAAAGCAATGGAAGAAGTAAGAGCAGTTATTGTCCAGCATGAGGGTACAGTATCCTGCAACTTTGAAGAGGTAGAAGGCTACATAAAGGAACGCCTGAAAGAGTATGACGGCGCAATCTTTACAGAGGAAAGCAAGGGATACGCTAAGAAAGAGCTGGCAAAGCTCCGGGCGGAGAAGAAAGAACTGAATGACAATCTCCGAGATGCGAAAAAGAAATACATGGCTCCTTGGGATGCTTTTGAGCCGAAGGCAAAAGAGCTGATTAACCTGTTTGACGAGCCGATCACCTTGATTGACGGACAGGTTAAAGCCTTTGAGGAAGATCGAATTGCGCAGAAAAAAGCGTTGATCGAAGCCATTTACACGGAGCTGGTCGGTGATCTGGCGGATATTATCCCTTTGGAGCGGATTTATAACCCGAAATGGGAAAACGCAACCATGAAAGAAAAGGCAATCCGGGAAGAGGTTTTAGCGCAGGCAACGGCGGCACGGATTGCACTGGATACCATCCACGGGATGCACTCGGATGCCGAGACGAAAGCACTGGACGTGTTCAAGCAGACCTTGAGCCTTCCGGAAGCGATCTCCTGCATTAACGCCTACGAGGCACAGAAAGCGGAAATCCTCCGAAAAGAGCAGGAGCGTAAGCGAGAGGAAGAGCTGGAGCGCATCCGCCGGGAGGAACGCGAGAAGCTGGAAGCCGAACGGAAGGTGCTGGAGGAACGGGAAGCGCAGCGCCGGGCGGCCGAGGAAGCCCTCGAAGCGCAGCGCAGACAGCTGGAAGAAGAGAAGCAGATAGCCGTAGAGCAGGCGCGGGAAACCGGAGCGCAGGAAGTAATCGAAAGCCTGACCCCGAACGCCGAAGAGGACACGCAGCTGTATGAATACAGAGTGGCATTATCAGAAAAAGGAAAAGAATCCTTTGAAATGTATCTGGATAGTGTTGGAATCGACTGGGAGATGATCTGATGGAAAACATGACAATCTACGACGCTTGCCGCAACGTCCCGGAAAGTGCAAAGCGGGCGATCACAGCAGGGAGGCTGAAAGGAAAGACGGACATCAACCCGATGTGGCGTATAAAGCTGCTGACGGAACGGTTCGGAGCCTGCGGAATCGGATGGTATTACAAGCCGGTCAGGAAATGGCTTGAGACCTGCGGAAATGAGGTCGCAGCCTTTGTGGACATTGAGCTGTATGTAAAGATTGACGGCGAATGGTCGATGCCGATCGCAGGAACCGGCGGCAGCATGTTTGCAGCAAAGCAAAAAGATGGCATTTATGTAAGCGATGAATGTTATAAGATGGCAACCACAGACGCCATATCTGTAGCATGTAAACAGCTTGGGTTTGGTGCGGATGTGTACTGGGATGCAGACAGGACGAAGTACACGGATCCTTCCGCTGCGCCTGCAATGCAGCAGGTAGAAGATACACCGGTAGACAGGCAGCGGGCGGAATTGATCGGGCAGATGCGGGAGCAGCTGCAGCGTACTGGGTACGGCACGAACGCGGTTTTAAAAACCTATAGAGTATCTGATATTGGACACTTAAGCAACCTCCAGATAAAGGATTGCATTAAACGGCTCAAAGGATTGCCCGATAAAGAGGCGAGCGCATGAATGCGTTTGTGAGGATAGAAAAGTACAAGGATACCGAAAAGGGGACAGACTTGATCATTTCCGTCCCAATTAAAGGCCTCGGCGAAGTCCTTAGTAAAAAAAAGATCAAGGACGCAGAAATCCGGCTGGATGATGGACGTCATATCTCCGCCGATCAGCGCAAAAAGGCATATGCCACGATACGTGACATAGCGTCTTATACTGGCTATCTTCCAGAGGAGCAGAAGGAGTGGTTGAAATACTTACATATAGTGAAAACAGGATGCGGATATTTTAGCCTTGCAGACTGCTCTATGGATACGGCGCGGGAGTTTATTAACACCATATTGGAGTACGCGGTGGAAAATGGAATCCCATTAACGGATAACGCTGTGGAACGTACCGATGATATTAACCGATACCTGTATTTTTGTATAAAGCATAAAAAATGTGCGATATGCGGAAGAGATGGGGAAATACATCATTGGGATGCTATCGGCATGGGAAACAACCGCAATACCCTAGACGATTCGGACCATCGAAAGATATGCCTATGCCGGGAGCATCACACAAATGCGCATCAGCGTGGGAGGGAGAGCTTCCAAAAAATGTATAAAGTATATGGAATTATCTACAAGGAGGATGAGGAAAACGAACAGCAGGAACAAGGGCGCGAGTGGAGAACGAGAGCTTGCGCGGAAACTGAAGGAATACGGCTATGAAGCGCGCAGAGGGCAACAATACTGTGGTTCGAACGGCGACGCTGATGTGGTTGGGCTACCGGGGATACACATCGAATGCAAGCGGGTAGAGCGCCTGAACCTGTATGATGCTTTGGCGCAGTCTGTTGCGGATGCAAAGACAGACGAGAAGCCGACCGTATTCCATCGAAAAAATAATTGCGGCTGGCTCGTTACCATGAGATTTGAAGATTTTATGGAGTTATACGGAGATAGCCAGTGATGGGTTGAAACACCCGCCAAAAGGCGAAAGAAACTACTGATTCGGGACTTGTTGGGGCGTATATATCACGGGCATGACAGGATACCTCCTGTTACCCCAGCGCCGGGGGCAAGCGGCGCACACCCCACAGGGAGAAAGATCATGAACATTTTAGATTACATCCCGACCGGGCATAAAAATGCTGTTTCCAGACGCTGGCTGCAGACCACAACGCACATGAGTGATCGGATGGTGCGGCGGCTGATCGCAGAAGTAAATAAAAACGACTGCGATGCGGAGCTGATTATCAATCTGCAGGATGGTAAAGGGTATTTTAGACCGGCGGAAGATGAAAAGAATCTGGTTCGCAACTGGATGGCAATAGAAAGTTCCCGAACTGTTGAGAATCGCATGAATGTGGATGCAGCGAAACGGTATCTGCGAAAAGATAAGAAGCCACGGGAAAATGAGTTGGAAAAGAACCAGATCACAATGGATGAATGGCTTGCGAGCCTGAATGGAGGCGGATAAGATGCCGAACAGGATTTTAAAGGAAAGTATCTGCCGATCAGATACGATTGACCAACTGAGCTGGTTCGAGGAAGTCCTGTTCTACCGCCTGATCGTAGCGTGTGACGATTATGGAAGATTTGACGGAAGACCTGCGATTATCCGCGGGACATGCTTTCCGCTAAAGGATATTACAAATAAGACGATTGCTGATGCCCTGCAGAAGTTGACGTCTGTAGGCTTGGTCCGAGAATATTACGTTCAGGGACGACCGTACTTACACATGGCAACTTGGGGAGATCACCAGCAAGTGAGAGCAAAGAAAAGCAAATATCCAGCGGAAGAAAGCAACTGCGAGAATCTGATATCAGATGATATCAATTGCAATCAGATGATATCGAACGATTGCAATAGTCCCCGTAATCCAATCCAATCCGAATACGAATCCAAAACAATATCGCGCGAGGAACCAGAGCGGTTTGAGGACTTTGTTGCAGCGTACCCGAAAGCAGGGGCAGACCTGCCGGGAGTGGCTGTGGAATACTTAAACACCCTGCGGATGGGTGTAACTGCGAATGATCTTGTACAGGCAGCGCAGAACTACGCCGAAGCCTGCCAGATACGCGGGACGCAGCCACAATATGTACTGAACGCTGAAAATTTTCTGCGAAAATTGAAATTTGATGAGTATCTGCCAGAAAAGTACAAGAAGCCGAAGCCGCCAAAGCGGCAGCAGACCAGCGTTGACCAGTATAACCAATTCATGAAAGTAGACTACGACATGGACAGCCTGGAAGCTGCCCTACTGGGAAAGTGAGGCTAGTATGAGAGCAACAAAGGATTGTGCCTATCCGGTCTGTGAGACCTGCCAGCATCCAGACTGCATCATGTCTGGCACGGATATAAGGGCGCTGTTAAAGCGTCGGCAGCGGCAGGCAGATCCGGAAGCATACCGGCAGAAGCAGCGGGACTACAGGAGCAAGATAAAAGCAACGCTGCCGCACTGCGATGGCTGCGAATCTTGCGTACTGGTCCGCAAGGAGAAACAGGACGGATACCGGCGGCTGTGCATCGCAGATATGCGACTAATCGAGCAGAAAGTGGCAAACAGTCCGCAGTGGTGCAGGAAGAGAGGAAAGCGGAATGGGACGAAAGATAATCTTGTACGACCTGTACAAGAACGATGAGTACCAGGGACGGTACAAAGCAAAAGAGCTTATGTATTTGCTGGGCATGTCCCGAGAGACCATAGCCAGCCGCGTATACCACGGCGTAAAGACAAAAGACGGCTACGAAATTATGAGAGCGGAGCCGGACGGATGGGCAGAGAGCTGGGAGCGGGCATGTGCGCCGCTAAGGAGGTAAACATGGACAAAATTGGATATAAGGCTTTTAATCCCGGTATGATTTGCCGGGGCAAACAATACGAGGAAAATGCTGTGTTTGAAGAGCCGGAAGCAAAAATTTGCAATACTGGAATGCACTACTGCAAGAATCCGTTTGATGTGCTTGAGCATTACGGGTTTGTAAACGATAACGCTGAAATAAACGAGTTCGCGGAAGTCGAAGCGCTTGCGGACGAAAAAACGGACGACGGACGAAAATTTTGTACTACAAAATTAAAAATTGGCGCGAAGCTCTCAATACATAATTTTGTGAATGCATTTGTTGAAGTTACATTAAAACGAACAAATGGAGAGAGCGCTGCAACCAACACGGGAACCTGGAGCGCTGCAACCAACACGGGAGACTGGAGCGCTGCAACCAATACGGGAAAAGACGGCGTGGCCGTATCGTGGGGAAGACGCGGAAAAACAAGAGGAGAAAAAGGCTGTTATCTGGTCCTTGCCGAGTATGACGATTCTAACAATTTAGTTTGTGCAAAGATGGAAAAAGTGGACGGTGAGCGCATAAAAGAAAATACGTTTTATACGCTGAAGAATGGAGAATTTGCAGTGGCAGAGGAACAGGGAGCGGGAACGTGAGCCGCTCAGGAGGTAAAAATGCGAAAGATAATAACTGTATTAGTAGTCCTGACGGGTGTGCTATTGTACCGGATTTATAAAACCGGAGAAAGCATCGTCCTGGAGCAGGATATTGACAGGATAGGACAAAGGAGACAGGACAATGGCAATATGGATTAAAAAGTCGCCGGATGCCGAACCGGTATGGATGGCGGCAGATAACCGGATCATGGAGCTGGCGATCTCGATCGAACAGTGTGCAGGCTTCGCACCGGATGCGGATAGGCTTCGGAAAATCCGGGAGTGGGCAACAGAGATTGTTTGCCAGTGCGACATGGTGGAACGTGTGTGGGAGCAGGCAGAACCGACATGGAAGAGGTGAGGAGAAAAAATGCAATTTATTGATTTTTTGCGGGGATAGGCGGGTTTAGAAAAGGAATGGAGTTGGCGGGGCATAAATGTGTTGGATTTTGCGAGTTTGACAAATTTGCAACGGCAAGCTATATATCTATGCACCTACTCACGCAGAAACAAAGAGAATCATTAGGAAAAGTGCCATTGAAGAAACGGCAAAAAGAAATATTGAAGGAGGAATACAGAAATGGAGAATGGTACGCAAATGACATTCGAAGAGTATATGCAAGAGACATTCCAAGGGCAGACTGCTGGTGCTTCGGATTCCCATGTCAGGACATTTCTGTCGCAGGAAAGCAAATTGGATTTAAAGGAAACCGCTCGAGCCTGTTTTTCAGAGTTATGTACCTTATCGGACAGCTCGAGGAAGAAAATAAACCCACTTACCTTTTCATTGAGAACGTTAAGAATTTGCTTGGCTATGATTTTCTTTGGAATGTGTGATTGATTCGTTTTATTTTATAAAAACAAAAAGCGAGTATTTAGGCGAGTAGCCGGAAAGGATTATTATGGCAAAAATTCCAAAAAAAACTATTGAGAATCTGCAAGAGTTTCTGGACAGGGGATGTGAGTACGCAGGAACACAGGAAACCGTCGATGATTTGGTATACGAAACTCTGACAGAAATTGGGACAGCAAGTCCGTATGGTGACGAAGTAAGTCTTTTTGATGGAGACGACCAGTTCAGTACGGTTGGAGAATTTGCAAACCTGTTCTGGGACAAGGCAGTGGAAAAGATACTGAATGTGTTGGAAACAGAGTGAGGATTTGAAGGAGGAACAATGACTGAAATAGAGAAACACATAAAGGAGTGTGAACATCGGATTGATGTAATTACCAATTCAGGGTTTTCTAAAAGTGATGCGGGGAAAAGGAATATTGTTATTCTGCAGAGTGCAATTTTGGCCTGTGAAAAGCAAATACCTAAGAAACCACTGCTCGGAGGAAATACAGATAAATTGACCGGTGATATTTTTATTTGTCCATCATGCTGCGGAATTGTAGGAATTGATGACGTAAGAGGATATTATTGCGCTGATTGCGGTCAGAAACTTGATTGGGAAAATGAGGATTTAAAGGAGTAAGAAAAGTAAACTGATATTTAACAAAAATACAGAGGGGAAGCCGCAGAATTACACCTAACCGGTCGGATCCGGCGCGCCAGCTTGTGTGCTGGTTCCCTCTGTCTGCACAGATATATCCTGCGGGAGTTGGATAAGGTAACAAAAAAATAAAGCAAAAAGAAAGAAGGTGGGGAATGTGGGAACAAGGGACACATACTTTAATGGTTACGGTCTGACATACAATGAGGTAAAAAAAATAGAAGACAAGTGCAAAAACGCAAAGGGTAGGGAATTGGAACTGCTGCTTCTGGCTGCGGAAAGCGCATATGCAGAGTTGGCGCAATATCTGTTTTTTAGCCTGACATCAGGGCTGGGGTATGACAACATCTCAAAGATATGCAACATCCCTATCGGGAGGAAAGATTTTTATGGGTATCGCAGGAAAACGATATGTCTATACAACAGCTATATGATACTGGAAGGACATGCAATTGTGTAAAAGGGGTACGCGGATCAGGAAACGAGAATGGTAAAATAGAATAATAACTGTATGGGGGTGTGATATGAATTGTAATGCCGTCATGAAAAAGCTTCAGCGCGCCATACTGTCAACGGGGCTCGTAATCAAAATTTCTACCAGCCAATTTTACAGCGAAGAGCAGGACAGGATGATAACGATGTGGATCTTAACAACACCTACACTTCAAAACGGGCGGAACGGATGGAGGATGAAGGACTACGAGATATTGCGAACAGCGAGCGCGATTGAGGCGGTAAAGTGTTTGGCGGACATATGGGAACAGACGAAAGGATGGGGACAGGATGATTAGAGAAATGATACCGTGGTATCTTTCCGCGTCAGGAATGATAATAGCATTCCTACTCTGGCTTATGATCGGGACGAAGAGTGACGTGATAAAAATCATATGTCAAATTGGGATTATATCGCTTTCCCTGGTGGTATTTTTTGTCTCATAAAGAAGTAGAGGACGGTGAGAGAATGCTAACACCAAAGCAAAAGGCATTTGCGGATGAATATTTGAAGAATGGCGGGAATTTATCCGATGCGGCCAGAAAAGCCAAATATTCTGATGCAGTCATTAAAAATGCAAGAAAAAATATCTTGGAAAAGCGTGGAGTTTCAGCATATATAGCAGAACGGCAGGCGGAAATCGAAAAACAAGCCGGAAGAGATATTATGTCTCTGACAGAAATTCAGGTACGTCGATCCAAAATTGCAAATGGCCTTTTGACGGATTCCTTTGGATTTGCCCCTGATTTTTCCGACCAACTTAAGGCGATGAACGACCTTGAAAAAGCGTTAGCGATAAAGGAAGAACAGGATGCAAAAGAAAAGGCAGCAGAAGCCGCCAAAAATTCAAAAGATTATCATATAGACCTTGATGTGATTGCAGATGTGTTTCACCCGATGATACGGGATGTAAGGAAAGGGAGACATTCAGAATATGTTTTGCCTGGGGGACGAGGTTCAGCCAAGTCCTCCGCGATTTCCTGCATTATACCGGAGTTAATAAAGAATAATCCGAATATGCACGCACTTGTGTTACGGAAAGTTGGGAATACTATCAAAGATTCCGTGTACGCACAAATGAAATGGGCGATTGCAAAGTTGGGATTGGAAGATAATTTTCGTTTTAAAGTATCCCCGTTTGAGATTACGCATATTCCGACCGGGCAAAAAATATATTTCCGTGGAGCTGATGACCCGTTGAAAATCAAGTCAATCAAGCCGGAATTTGGCTATATCGGTATTTTATGGATGGAAGAATTAGACCAATTTGCGGGGCCGGAGGAAGCCAGAAGCATACAGCAGTCAGCTATCCGTGGCGGAGACAAGGCATATAGATTCAAGTCATTCAACCCTCCTAGAAGTAAGAATAACTGGGCGAATAAATATACGAATGAAGCGGAAACAAAGAATGACGATGCTATGGTGGTTAGAAGCACATACCTTGATGTAGATCCAGACTGGCTAGGAGCGCAGTTTATCAGTGACGCCGAACATCTGAAGGAAGTCAATCCAGATGCGTATGATAATGAGTACATGGGGAAGGCAAACGGAAACGGCGGAAACGTCTTTGAATATCTGGAATTACGGGAAATCACAGACGAGGAAATCTCACACATGGATAGAATATATCAAGGCGTGGATTTCGGTTGGTATCCAGACGCATATGCTTTTATTCGGGCGTATTACGACAGCACAAGAGAGAAAATCTATTTTATTGACGAAAACTATGTGCATAAGACGAGCAATGAGTTGACGGCACAGTGGATAAAAGAACAGGGATACGATGATTACCGGATCATCTGCGACAGTGCCGAGCCTAAGTCAATCAATGACTATAGAGATATGGGACTTCCGGCAACGGGGGCTGCAAAGGGACCGGGTAGCGTGGAGTATGGTTTTAAGTGGTTACAGCGGCGCACAATCGTTATTGACCGCCACCGTACACCGAATGTCTATGATGAGTTTACAAAGTATGAGTATGACAGGGATAAGGACGGGAACATCATCAGTGGATATCCAGAAGGACAGGCAGACCACACTATAGCGGCCACACGGTACGCATTTGAGCCATTATTTAACAGGCGGGGCAATACGGCATAGGTGATACAGAAATGGGAATTTTATCAGCAGTAAAAAGGTGGATAGGCATGATTTTTAAAAAGCAGGCGGAGAAAGATTTTAGGGTAAAGGATACCACGTCAGCGCGGATGATGGCAAAGGTTGTAGAGTGTGCCAACATCTACCGCGGTGCGCCATACTGGCTAGACGCAGAAAACCGAATAAAGACTATAAATTTTGCAAAGGCGGTATGCTCCGAAACGGCGCGGCTCGTCACGCTGGGGATTAAAATCCAGGTTGACGGCGGCGCACGCGGGGCGTGGTTGCAGGAGCAGATTGATAAAGCCTATTATAGCCTGCGCCATTGGGTAGAGTATGGCTGTGCTTATGGCACGGTAATCATAAAGCCTAATGGCAGCGGGCTTGATATGTTTACTCCTATGGATTTTATCGTGACGGAGCAGGACGAGAACGGAAATATAACGGGCGTTGTGTTTAAAGACAGCTATGCGGCTAACGACAAGTTTTATACGCGTCTGGAATACCATAGGTTTGTCGAGATGCGGACGGAGGCGGGCGTGGTATACCCGTATGTTATATCAAACAAGGCGTATGTATCAAAGAGCAGCGAATCCCTCGGCGATCCTATCCCGCTGGCACAGACAAAGTGGGCAAATTTGCTAGAGGAAACGCCGCCGATTCTCAAGGGCGGGAACGAAAGACTTGATTCCCCCATGTACGGAGTGTTCCGCACCCCTGCTGCCAACAACGTAGACCTTTCATCTCCGCTGGGAATGCCGGTATACGCGGAAGCCATCGAAGAGATGAAAGACCTTGACATCGCATACAGCCGGAACGCCGGGGAGATATATGACAGCGAAAAAATAATCCTGGCAGATGATCGGCTGATGTTTGACAGCGGGAAAAACCTTAACGGGCGCATCCCAGACGTTAAACTGCCGCATTATGTAAAAAACGTGTTCGGCAACAGCCCGGAAGAGTTTTACCAGGAGATTACGCCACAGCTCAATACAGCCACACGCCTTGACGGAATCAATGCTCTCCTGTCCCAGATAGGGTATAAATGCGGGTTCTCGAACGGCTATTTTGTCTTTAACGAAGCGAGCGGCATCCAAACGGCGACAGGCGTGGAAGCGGAGCAACAGCGAACCATCCAGTTTATCAAGGATGTGCGGGACAAGTTGGAAAGTTGCCTAAATGATGCAATATATGCCATGTCGGTGTATGCAGATTTGTACGCGCTTGCCCCTGTCGGGGTTTATGAAGTGGTATACGACTTCGGGGACATCACATACAACCGCGAGGAGGATCGGGCACGCTGGTGGAGCTATGTCGCACAAGGAAAGGTGCCCGCGTGGATGTATTTCGTCAAATTTGAGGGCATGACAGAGGACGATGCGAAGGCAATGGTGACGGAAGCCCAGCCGAAGGAAACGGGGCTGTTCGGGGAGGAATAAGATGGAACCGATAACCAGAGAAGAGTATTATCTTGCAAAGATTGCAGGGACATATAAGGGCAAGACACCCGAGCCCGTGACTATTGATGAATATTATCTTGCAACTATGGCGGGGGATTATTCCGGCAATACCCCGCAGCCCGTCACGAGATTGCAGTATTACATGGCAAAGGTAGCAGGAGTATGGGGCGGAAGCATCCCTGCGCCTGTGACACGATTAGAATATTACTGGGCGGCGATTGCCAGCGGAGAGGGGAAAGTCTTTCCGCCTGTGACACGAGAGGAGCATTTCTTGGTGCTGGTAGCCGATGCGTACAGCGTTGTGCTCACGGTCGTTACCGGCAACCCCGCCCTCTTGGAAAATTCAAAGGGGAATCGTGGGCTGGAATCCCTTACCCTCTACGGCAAATCAACGCAGATGAACACGACTGGGGCACAGTTATTTCCATTTGAGGTAGGGAAAAAGGGCATAAATTTTGAGGTATTTGAAGATGGGATAGTGATATCCTGCAAAAAAGGAGCCGATATCTATGCAGTTGGACGACCAAACGCTACGCTTGAAAGTTCATATGACGATTTCCCGTTATTAGCACCGGGAGAATATTATATTTATTCAGACAGCAAATATGTGGAATTACTTGTCACTACATTTGTAAATGGGGAATATTTAATTTTGGGAGTTTCCACAATTGGAGCTGCTGTGAAAATTAAAGTAATTGCTGGATATAAATTTCGGATATTGCTTAGATGTAGAGAAGACGTTGAAACCAAGGTTAAGGCGATTATATCCAAAAGATATCCAACTGCATCCAATTACGAGCCTTACACCGGCGGCAAGCCCTCCCCGTCACAGGAGTACCCGCAGGAGATTGAAAGCGTAGGGCAGGATGGCGAGATTGAGGTTAAGACACTGGGCGCGAATCTGTTTGATGCTTCCACTGCATTAAAAACACAGATAGATGCAGGACTTCTGCATATAAACGATTCCGGAGAGGTAGTTTTAAACGGAACTTTTGGTACAAATAACCGAAATTTTTACATAACGTTAAAACCTGGGGTATATTGTCTAACAGGTGGCGCTATATGGCACATTATTGCATCTAAAGATTCCGTATTTGATCGAATATTAACAATTGATGAAGAAACAACTTATCACTGTTATATTAGTAATGGGACATATAACGAAGTAGTGTCTAATCCGATGATTAACGCAGGCTCAACCGCCTTGCCATACGAACCCTACAAGCCCGCCCAGACCCTCATCATTCCCACACCAAACGGTCTTTCTGGGATCCCGGTATCATCCGGCGGAAACTACACAGATGCAGACGGGCAGCAGTGGGTATGCGACGAGGTGGATTTTAAAAAAGGAGTGTATGTGCAGAGGGTCGCAACAGAAACACCAAAAGCAAAGTGGAAAAATTTTGAAGAAACCGCTGATGTTCCAAACAGATATTGTATTTCTGGAGCCCTTGTAAATAGATATAGGGATGGTTCGACTAAGTGTTTAATCTCACATGGTATTTATGCAAATTGGGGAATTGCTCCCGGATGGGCATTAAATTCAACAACTTTTTATTATCATCCCAAAGAAGATGTTACAAAAGAAGAGGCTAAAGAACAGATTCTTGGTTTTATAAACTCAGCCAATCCATTGACGTTTTTAGGGCAGCTTGAAACACCGATCGAAAAACCTCTTACCACAGAGCAGCTTGCCACTTATAAAGCCCTGCGAACCTACAGCCCAACAACGACCGTGGCAAACGATGCGGAAGCGGGGATGAGCGTGGGATACGCAAAGATGAAATAAGGGGACGCCATAAAATGCGGGAGGTGGTAAAATGAACCTGGATACGAAAGTTGGGGACGTGGAGATTAAGCTCGATACGTCCCGCATAGACGATAATCTGCTGGAAGCCCAGAAGCTTTTGAATATGCAGGTAGTGGCGGACAGCGCCCCCTTCGTTCCATTCCGGCAGGGTGCACTAAGAAACAGTGTAAGATATCCAGACGGGGTATACGGCGGCATCGTTGAGTATGACACGCCATATGCTCATTATTTGTACAAGGGCGTTGTGTACGGTCCGAATATCCCGCTTAAAGACGCAGAGGGGAACATCATAGGGTGGACATCCCCTCCCAGCAAAAGCCCGACGCAGAGACGGATTAAATATCACGAGCCGGGAACAACGTCTGAATGGTTCGAGGAAGCCAAAAGGCGGCATAAAGACGACTGGCTGAATCTTGTGAGAAAAACGGTGGGGAAAGAGTGATGCTGAGACCAGAGTATTTTGAAGGGAAAGCTGACCGGATATTAGAACTCTATGAACGGCTGGAAAACTTTATCCTGCGGGATATCGCCAGAAGGATTTTAAAATCCGGGAAAATCACAGCCACGGCGGACAGGTTGCTGTACAGGCTGGAGCAGTTGGGGGAAAGCCGGGATGAGATACAGCGGCGTATCATGGAACTGACAGACCTGAGCGAAAAAGAACTGCGGAAGCTCCTGCGTGGTGCCGTGCTGACATCGTGGGAAGATGATGCGGTTACACTGTCAGAAATGGGTATCGTGGCGCAGCCTCCGCTTGAAAATGCACGATACATGGCTGTTATCGAAGCAGAGTACATAAAAAGCCGAGCGGAGTTGAAAAACCTCACAAGGACGACGCTGGAGCAAAGCCAGAAAGACCTTGTGGCGCTGCTCGACGAAGCCGATGTAAGAGTGGCAAGCGGAGTGCAAAGCTATCCAGCAGCCATAGCGGATGTGCTGGATGCGTATGCAGGACGCGGCGTTATGGTGGATTACCCGACAGGGACGCGAAGGACGCTGGAATCGGCAGTACGATGCTGTGTAGTAACGTCAATGAACCAGACGGCGGCGCAGCTGACAAATAGGTATATCGTGGACAGCGGAACAGAGTATGTGTTGACCTCGGCGCACCTCGGGGCAAGAGTAAGGCGCGACGGGCAGCCCTTGCTTGCGGGTCATGACGAATGGCAGGGACGTGTATTTAAAATTGACGGAAGCGAGCCTGGATATCCGAACCTGCTGGAATCGACGGGGTATGATATTGATCTGACCACGGGAGAGGGCAGGGTTGTGGATATGAGAGGGCTGCATGGCTATAACTGTCGTCACGGTCATATGTTGTTTGACAAGCGGATGAAGAATCCGTGGAGGGACGCAGAAGGGAATCTGCTGGATGGAAGCGGAAATAAAATTACCGATGCTGAAAATCTAAAACGGTATGAGGACAGCCAGAAGCAGCGATCTATGGAGCGCGGAATCCGAAAGACGAAACGACAGTTGATAGTAAAACAGGAAGAGCTTGCATGGGCGTCCGGCGCGGAACGGGAAAAGCTCCAGCAGGAATATGATAAGCTGGCTTACCGATTGCAGGGACAGAACAGGGCTTATAACCAGTATTGCGAAGAACATGGATTACAGCCGCAGTATGATCGGAATGCATTAGCGGGATTTGGATACCCGCAGCAAAAGGCAGCAAATAAAGGGGCAAAAAGATATGCGGAGAACGAACCGATTTGAATATTACAATCCAAACCCCTCGAAATGGCAAAGAGTAGGGGATTGCACTGTGCGCGCATTGTGCAAGGCTTTAGGGCAAGATTGGGATACAGTTTATGTAGGTTTGTCCGTGTATGGTTTTTCGTTGTCTGACATGCCAAGTGCTAATAGAGTCTGGGGTGCGTATCTGCGTGAGAATGGCTTCCGCCGGTATATCGTAGACGACCACGGACAGCATGTTTACACGGTAGATGATTTTTGCCAAGATCATCCAACGGGGACGTATGTGCTCGGGATAGACGGGCATGTTGTGTGCGTCAAGGATGGGCATTACTGGGACACATGGGACAGCGGACAGGAGATCCCGATATACTACTGGGAGCGATAGATAGGCGCTATGGAAACGATACAGGCTATACATCTTAATCTGGCACAGACACAATAACACAATAAGGGGAGTAATTTTGAAGGTATGTGATTTTACAGTATTTGAGTTGGATTTTTTCCGCGAATACTGCAATTTTACACCTGATGAACGGCAGCTTTTTGAATTACGGACGCAGAATATCCCGCTGGAAAGATGTGCGGAGATGATGAACGTGAGCGTGTCCACTGTGAAAAGAATGAGCCAGCGAATAAACAAAAAGATAATACGGGTATGCTGATTTGATACTTTTGTAAGCCTTTGATGAACTGTCAGAGGCTTATTTTTTATGCCATAATTTAGCTATAGAAAGTTATTGAATTAGTCATAGGAGGCGCAGGCATGGCATTACCATATCAAGGGTATGGCTATAATCCGTATCAGTATGGACAAGTAAATCCGCTACAGCCGCAGATGGACAGGCTGGCGCAGATGCAGGCTCAGTATCAGCAGCCACAGCAGGTAAATCAGGGGATCCTGTGGGTGCAGGGCGAGGCTGGAGCTAAATCTTATCTTGTCGCTCCAAATACAAGCGTCCTTTTGATGGACTCCGAAAACTCTAATTTTTATATAAAGACTACCGATGCCGCCGGGATGCCGACGCTCCGCACCTTTGCTTACAAAGAGGTCACGGTGGGCGCGAAAGAGCCACAGAAACAGGAGGAAGTGAACTTAGACGATAAATACGTTACTCGGAAAGAATACGACGATTTGAGAAGCAAATATGAAGAATTATATAGTTATCTCGAAACGGCAACAAAGCCGGAAGGAGGCAGACATGGCGAATCCCTTGTTTGAGGCCCTGAATGGTAATAGAATGGCCGGAATGCTGGAACAGTTCCAGCAATTCCGAAAAGAGATGGAGGGCAGAAATCCGAATGAAGAGATTAACAGGCTGTTGCAGTCTGGCAAAATAAACCAGCAACAGTTAAATCAAGCCCAGCAGATGGCGCAGCAGATGCAGGGTATGTTTAAAGGCTTTTTTAAATAGTACACAACCGGGTGCACACGGTTTTGTAAATACATTATCGAAGGAGATAATTACTATGACAGACGGTTTAACCGCTTCTGATGTTGCCGTATTAACCGGCGGCACAGGAAAAAATGACGGCTTCGGCGGAGATTGGGGTGCATGGATTATCCTTTTCCTGATTTTCGGTATGTTTGGCTGGGGCGGCTTCGGCGGCTGGGGCGGAAATGGTGGAGGAGCAAATTCTCCTGCATTTCAGGGTTATGCAACCCGTGCCGATATCGACGCAGCGCTGTCCACGCAGGGAATCGAAAACGGGATCCAGGACCTTTCCGGCCAGCTTTGCAACGGCCTTGCTGGCGTAAACGCCAACCTGTCAAATCTGGGTTATCAGATGCAGCAATGCTGCTGCGATACCCGTGAGGCTATTGCTGGCGTAAACTACAACATGGCAGCCCAGACAAACATCCTACAGAATACCGTAAACAACGGATTCCGCGATGTAATTGACGCGCAGAACGCCGGAACACAGCGCATCATCGACCTGTTTACACAGGACAAGATACAGTCTTTGCAGACCGAGTTACAGTCCGCACAGCTCCAGCTGTCTAACAACGCACAGACAAACAGCATCTTAAATGCTTTGAGACCTACACCCGTTCCGTCTTATCCGGTCATGTCCCCGTACACGTCCATCGTAAACCCGACAGGCTTTAGCTTTGGCGCCGGATGTGGCTACGGAGGCAACACGGGATGCGGATGTTAAAACTTCAGACGGAGTATCTTCGTGGCATTATTTTGCCATGATGTTCGGCTGATGCCGTTATTCACAAAAAGGGGCAGGCTGAGAACGTCTGCCCCTTTTGAAATGAAGGGAGAATAAAATGATTGAGTTAGTAAACACAACGCCGGTCACGGTCCCAGTAGGGCAGTCCATCCCGTTTTCGGCAGTGGCAACAAAGGGCGGATGCGCAGAAAGACACAGGGCTGGAAGCGCGCAGATAACGCTTGTAAAGCCCGGTAGATATCTGATCACATTTTCCGGGAACGTCGCAGTACCGACTGGGGAAACGGTAGGAGAAGTGGCGCTGGGAATTGCCAGAGATGGGGAAATTCTCGGCGGCACGGTGATGCGTGCCACCCCTGCGGCAGTAGAGCAGTATTTTAACACATCGTCCCAGACATACGTCGATGTGTTCTGTGGATGCTGTGAAAACGTTTCCATCAAAAACGCAGGGACAATTCCTGTGTTAGTAGACAATCCGAACATAACAGCTGTTCGGGTTTGCGGTTAAGGAGGGCAGACCATGAGTTACAAATTGATGCAGAATATCCGGGAAGAGCTGGATAAAATCGCGGAAAAAGGTCTGAACACAGGCAATCTTGAGACCGCATACAAATTGATAGACATGTTGAAAGACATGGAAAATTTGGAATACTGGAAGTGCAAAGAGGGTTATTATAACGCCGTCCTTGACGAAATGGAAGGCGGATATAGCCAGAATGGAGAGTACAGCGAGAGGCGGAAACGCGACAGCCGTGGGAGATACAGCAGGGATGACGGAATGAGCATGACGGCTTATGACGATGGATCCTCCTATGCGCGACGTGGGGAGCACTATGTAAAGGGTCACTATAGCCGTGGAAACGGAAACAATGACCCTTATGATGATTACATGGAAAACAAGCAGTCTTATCGCAACGGCAAGTCTGAGGATTGCAAGCGGCGTATGCTGGCCGCTCTGGAAGAGCATATGGATGCACTGACGGAAGAGCTGGGAGATCTGTCAAAAGATGCAGACTGCCGAGAAGAGAGGGAGACCATTTCGCGGTATATCGAAAAATTACGAAAGATGATGTGAGTAAAGGCGGCGAGGAAACTTGCCGCTTTTGCTTTAAACATGGGTACGCCATAGTTTTTTTTGTTTGGTAAAATGTATTAAAGGCTATGGAAAGGAATGATCATTATGGAGATCAAAAGGGTATACTGTCCTGTCTGTAATAATAAAACGCGGTCAGCATTCCGCAAGGATACGACAGCGCATAATCTTCCGGTGTTTTGCCCGAAATGTAAAACGACCAGCCTCGTGAATATTGAAAACGGAAAGGCAGAGCCTATCGTCCGTTAAGTGCCAGACGCCAGACGCAGAGCCAGTGATTTGTAAGGATTTCTTACAGATTGCTGGCTCTTTTTTGTATTTGTATTTCCTCCTTTACAGCACACAGCCTTGCGGGAAGGTTGAAAATGCGGTTCGACTCCGTCTGTGTGCAATCCTGTAAATCGTAATTGCAGGAAAATCCATCCCATCTTTCTTTGTTTTTGCCACCGTGCATGGAAGCAGCCGGGTTCAAGCCCCGGCGCACGGTATAGGTGCATTGTTTAGACAGCGCCGATCATTACGCTTTTCGCCCGGTCCGCTACCCCGGGCGCTTTGTGGGATAGCTCAGGAGGTAGAGCAGCGGCCTTATAAGCCGTGTGTCATGGGTTCAATTCCCATCCCCACAACTACCCCGCCCGTGGTTTATCGGGCTTAATCCATACCGCTGACGGGCGGTTAATCAATCACGTTTAGGAGGATAAAGATGCAGAATATTGAAGCAATTTTGACAGAACTGGGAATTGAGGTCCCGGCAGACAAAAAGGAAAACCTTACAAAAAAGGTGTCAGAAAATTACATCACAAAAGCTGAACACGAAAAGAAGTTGGGAAAGGCTGAGACCGACAGGGACACGTGGAAGGCGAAGGCCGAGACTGCGGAAACCACTCTGAAAGGCTTTGAGGGCGTTGATCTCGACACTATGCAGAAAGAACTGTCTGACTGGAAGAAAAAGGCTGAGGATGCCGAGAAGGATGCGCAGGCAAAACTGTATGAAAGGGATTTTTCGGACGCTCTGAAAACAGAGTTTGAAGGAATTAAATTCTCGAGCGAAGCGGCAAAGCGCGCAATTATGGCAGAAGTCAAGGAGGCCGGATTAAAACTGAAAGACGGGAAAATCCTCGGACTGAATGACCTCATAACCCAGATGAAGGAAAAGGACGCTTCGGCATTTGTTGACGATGAGCAGCAGAAAGCACAGCAGAATCAGGCACGCTTTACACAGCCGACAAACAAGCAGGGGCAGGGCGGCGCGCTGACGAAAGACCAGATTATGAGCATCAAGGATGCTTCTGAGCGTCAGGCTGCAATTGCTGCGAACATGAGTTTATTTAATTAAAGCAGGAGGGCTAATATGCCAGCAAAAGCAAATTTGATTAAAACAGCGGATGTCCAGGTAACAGCAAGAGAGCTGGATTTTGTAACCAGATTCGAGCGCAACTGGCAGCATCTGCGGGACATCTTGGGGATCATGCGCCCCATAAAGAAGCAGCCCGGCGCAGTGCTGAAAAGTAAATATGCGGAGGGGACGCTCGAGGATGGTGCAGTAGGCGAAGGCGAGGATATCCCGTATAGCAAATTTACCGTAAAGGAAAAGAAGTATCAGGAAATGACCATCGAGAAGTACGCGAAGGCCGTTTCGATTGAAGCAATCAAAGACCACGGTTATGACAACGCTGTCCAGATGACTGACGACGAGTTCCTCTATCAGCTTCAGGCGGGCGTGACAAAGAAGTTTTACGACTATCTGAAAACCGGAACGCTCACGTCCGAGGAAACAACCTTCCAGATGGCACTTGCGATGGCAAAGGGCAAGGTTGAGAACAAGTTTAAGCAGATGCACCGGAACATCACCGGGGTTGTCGGTTTTGTGAACATCCTTGACGTGTACAAGTATCTCGGAGCAGCGAACATCACCATCCAGAATCAGTTCGGCTTCCAGTACCTGAAGGATTTTATGGGGTTCAATACAATTTTCCTCCTTTCTGACAGCGAGATCCCGGCTGATACGGTAATCGCTACACCGGTGGAAAACATCGTGATGTATTACATCGACCCCAACGACAGCGACTTCGCGAAGGCAGGACTTGTGTACACGACCAGCGGAGAAACGAATCTGATCGGTTTCCACACACAGGGCAACTACAACACCGCCGTGTCTGAGGCGTTTGCGATCACCGGCCTTGTGCTGTTTGCGGAATACCTGGATGGTATCGCGAAAATCACCGTAAATGCGGGGGGTTGATGGCCGCCAGTACACCCCTGAATACTGACGGCGAACCGCTTTCCGGGGAAACAAGACGGAAGAGTAGGAGATAAGGAGGCCGACGGGATGGCATACACGACATTTACATTTTATGAACAGATCTACCACGGGAATGTCGTCCCGGCGGAGGACTTTGATCGTATCGCAGATCGCGCCAGTGACTTTCTGGACGTCATAACCTTTGACCGCCTGGTGGACGGGCTCCCAGACAATGAACGAGCGAAAACAAAGGTTCAGAAAGCCGTTTGCGCGGTCTGTGACAAATTATATCAGCTGGAGCTGGCAGAGAAGAAAGCGCTGTATTCCGCTGGGGGGACATCTTCCGGCGGGGCTGGCGGTGTTACTTCGGGAGTAATTACTTCCAAGTCTGCCGGTTCTGAATCAATTTCATACGCTTCCCCGTCCGAAATGGCAAACGGCGCAAAGGCATGGAGCGCGGTCTACCAGGCGGCCGGGGATGCACAGGAGACAAACAAGCTTCTGGCAGATGCGGCAATGCTTTATCTGGCAGGAGTGAAAAATGATGATGGCGTACCGTTGTTGTACGCAGGAACGAGGTAGATATGGAAATGTTGTTTACAAATATGACCGGAATTTTGGCGGTTATCGGCGCATTAGCGTTTATCGTGTCGGTCATCACACAGGTATTTAAGGGTGTAGGCGTGCTTGCAAAAATCCCTACGGATATCCTCGTGCTTGTCCTGTCCATCGGGATTACAGTGACCGCGTTTGTAGCATATATGCAGTACATCCAGCAGACTATTATTTGGTACATGATTCTGGCGGCTATTCTGGCGGGATTTTCAGTTGCTTTCGTGGCGATGTACGGATGGGAGAAGTTTGCAGAATTATGGAGCAGATTTAAGAAAGGCGAGTAGGAATGGGATATCGAACCAGTCGAAGTTACGACAATCTGGAACGCAGGATATTTGACGGCGTTGGAGAGTATGACATACCGGAAATATCCCCTGTGACTTATGAAGGCGGTTGTGACTGGATCGGATTTAATTATGCAAAATCTTGCAAAAATCCATCTGAAAAAGGCGTTCATTTCTTTTTGGATGATTACCAGTTTTGCCGCCTGTGGTCAAACATAGACCGGTATATCCCGATGCTTCAAAGATTCCGCTATGTAATGTCTCCGGATTTCTCTACCTATACAGATTTTCCTAAGGCATGCAGATATACAACCACTACCGCAAACACTGGTGTGCGGCGTATATGCAGGAGGCAGGAATACAAGTTATCCCAACCATCTCATGGAGTACACCGGATTCTTATGACTGGTGTTTCGATGGGGAGCCAGAGGGTGGAACGGTGGCGGTATCTTCTGTTGGCTGCATGAACAGCAAGGAAAAAAAGGCGCTGTTTTTGGCAGGGTATGAAGAAATGGTGAGGCGGTTGCAGCCGGAGACGATCATCTTTTACGGTTCTGTGCCAGAGGAATGCATGGGAAATATCGTGAGAATCCGGGCGTTTACGGATAAATTTAACGAAGCTCTTTGTGAAATGAGGGATACCGATGAATGATGCGATAGTGACAATATTCAATTTTTACGAATCCAGCACCGCCGCCATCTGGTATCCTCATGTGCTTTCCGGCGTGCATCTGGAGACTGACCGGGGGCAGATTATGAAGCTGTACGGTCCAGACAGTACAGATAACGCACAGTTACATATCCCGTTCGGGGTCAAGAACGGGAGAAAAATTATTGTTGATACCGTCGGAAAAGAATTGCCGTGGCTTCCGCCGAAGGAATGGAACAGACAGGTAAATGATCTGTTGCCAGACAGCATTACATTTAATCCGTCTACAGACTTTTTCATGGTAGGAGCATGGGACGGTGCCGTACTCGTGAACGATGCAGATTATACAGACAGGCGATATGAAGGGTTTTATGCGTTTATGAATGCCGAAAAAGATTTTGTTTACCTGATATCGTCAGTGGGAGGACCGTATACGGTAATCCCGCATTTTGAAATCTTAGGGAAGTAGGTGGTGAAGGTGGCTGAACCTATCGGGAATGATGCTACTGGATATGATGTTCTGACGGCGGCGATGAAGTCGCTGCTTAACCAGTTCCCGGGGCTGTATCCAGATGAAGCAATTAAATTTGAAGAGCTTGGGGCGGAGGATGGCATTGCGTTTTCCAATGATTCCGGAGCGCTGGTATATACAGAAAAAGAAGATATACTCGGGCGGATATATCAGGAATGCCGGTATCCCTGCTTTGTAGTGTACCGTTCGACCACGGGAGCAAGGGAACGACAGAAAATTACTATTCTTGAATTTCTGGATACGCTGGGGCGCTGGCTTTGCCACGAACCCTCCGGGATTGAGGGGAAAGAGTACGAAAAAGCGATATATCCCGATTTGACCGCAGGGCGGAAAGTTGAGCGGGTAACACGCGGAAACGCATATGGGACACAACCACAGGAGAATGGCGTGCAGGACTGGGTTCTACCGGTTACGGTTTTTTATAAAAATGTTATCGAACCTGAATTTTAAGAAAGGAAGAAAACGATGAAAAGACATTTGTTGAGACATTTTGTCGATGTAAAAATGGACACGTCCGCTGAGGGGACAGCGGCAGACTACCGGCTTCTGGGAACGGGTATTACCTCTTTAACAGAGGAAATGAACCCTGAAACGGAGACGGTGCAGTACATCAACCAGGGAAACGGATCTACGGACCTTAAATCCTATACGCCGTCCATCGAAGTTGAAAGACAGAACGTAGACGAAGAGGACACGGAGCTCACGGACTGGTTTAACAAGATGATAGACACGCTGCCCGTCGGAGGGGACGCCATTACATCCTATGTCCGCGTAAGAGTTTCCGGCGCTGGTCCTTCATATCCGGCAGTCCGCCGCCGTTGCGTTGTGAGTGTAGGCGGCACGGGCGGCGATGCTGGGTCTAACGTAACGGACACACTGACTCTGGGTGGCAGAGGTGACGGAGAAGCTGGAACGTTTAACGTAACCACAAGAAAATTCACAGCGACGCCCGCGTCTGGCAGGGCTTTAACGGAATAAGGAGGACAAGATGGGAGCAGCAAGTTTACGAGTAGACAGTGGCGTCAAACGCATTGAGGTCAACGACAACGGCGATTATATTGCGGTCAACATCTCTGACAACAGCTTTTTTAAGCGTTTTGACGATTTTGTGGCATGGCTGAATGCAAAAAACGAGGAAGCCGATAGGATTGCTAATGATTCTTCCGGTGATTTCACGGAACGCTTCGGAGCGTATGACGCTTTATGCAAAGAGGCCTGCGCTGAGTTGGATTCTCTGTTTGGGAACGGGTGTTGCAAAAAGGTGTTCCCTGACGTGGAATCCCCGGGAATGGAGCTTATCGCGGACTTTTTAGACCAGATCATACCGATTCTTCAGGGCTTCGCCACTGAACGAAATCAGAAAATCACAAGCAAATACAGCCCGAACAGGAAAGGGGCGCGAAGCAATTAAATGTGGAATGTGCTGCTTGATAAATTCCCAACAGAATATGAGGGTTTCCGCATAGACGAAGCCTTCCAGACAGGGATCCAGATTTCACAGGCTTTGCAAGATCCGGACCTGTCAGACGATGAAAGGTTGGCTGTAGCGCTGGGGCTGCTGTATCCGTCAGAGGATGGGGACGGCAGCCCTTCTTCTTTACCCGATTTAAAAACTGCCGTGGATGGCCTTAGGTGGTTTCTGAGCGGGTGGTATACCGACAACCGCCCGAAGGATGAGGACAAAGTTCCGGTAACAGATTTTGACATAGACCAGTGGCGCATCTATTCAGCATTTCTGGAGAAGTACGGAATCGACCTGAACCGGTCTGACATGCACTACTGGGCGTTCATGGGACTGCTGTCCACGCTCGGTGAATGCGCATACACGAACGTCATAGCCATCCGGCAGCAGAAAATAGACCCTAAGATGGACACGCGTGCAAAACAGGCATTGCAGGAGCAGAAACAAATATTTGCAATAGAGCGGGAAGAGGAACTGACAGAAGAGGAACAGGAAGACGTTGACGCTTTTATGAAATGGATCAAGGTAGGAGGCTGATATGCCGAAATATGACGGTTCGATACGGATAAACACAAAAATTGAAACAAAAGATTTAAACAGCCAGATGATGCGCGTGTCTAATGCCATAAAAAAAGACAGCGCGGCTTTAGATTCTCTCAATCGCAAAATGGAAGAATTTTCGCAAAAGAAAATCCCGACAGAAAAATTTGCAGAATTACAAAGAGAGTTAGAAAAGGCAGAATCCGAGTATTCAAAACTGCAGGCCCGTATGTCACAAAAGGGGGCGGCAACGTCTGAGTATAAAGCTTTACAGAAAGACCTCGTTGCGGCGCAAGGAGAGCTGTCTAAGCTTGTAGCACGTCAGACAGACTGGGAAAACATGGGGGTACCTCAAACCGGCGGCGCATGGGACGTACTAAATGAACAGGTTGCAGCCGCATCCGACCGTGTAGATGATCTGAAAGAAAAGCTCCAGCAAATGGAGAACAGCGGAAAGGCGTATACCCCGAAGGTGGACAAGGCCCAACTGGATGAAGCAGCTCAAAAAGTAGATGAAATCAAGGCAAAAATAAACGCGGAGAAAGCATCCGGCGCTGCGTTTGTATCCCCGAAAGACACGGAAGAGTTTCAAAAAATGTCTGCAAAAGCGTCTCAGCTTGCCGGAAACATAGATGTTTCAAAGCGCAGGATGGCAGAACTTAACGCGAAGCAGAAGCCCATCAAAAAAGAATTTGACCGGATGAAGAATTCTGCCGATAAAGCATTTAAAACAGCCTCGTCCGGCGCGAAAAAAATCGCGGGGCTGTTCGGCACTTTTGCATCAAGATTGAAAGGTATCGCATTATCGCTGTTGATATTTAACTGGATTACAAAAGCATTTAATGCGATGGTAGCCGGAATGCAAAAGGGGTTTTCAAACCTTGCAAAGTATTCTGCTCCGTTGGCAAATTCATTTCAGTCTCTAAAAAATTCACTGGCTACACTTGGGAATGCGTTTGCTGCCGCCTTTGCTCCAATTGTCCAGATGGTAATTCCATATCTCAATGCGCTTATAAACGGGATAGCGCGGGCGATAACATATGTGGCGCAGTTTATTGCCATCCTTGGCGGGAAAAGCACTTTCATCCGAGCGAAAAAGATACAGGATTCCTATAACGATTCCCTGAATGGAACAGCAGCGGCGGCAAAAAAGGCAGCCGGAGCTTTGGCAAAGTTTGATGACCTGGATGTGTTGCAAAAGCAGGATGATTCCGGCGGCGGTGGAGGCGGAACGCAGCCGAAAGACATGTTCGAGGAAGTCCCTGTTGATGCAGGAGTGAAGTCTTGGCTTGATGGGATTTTGGAGAATCTGAAACCTATTCTTGACTATGTAAAAGAGTTAAAAGATGCTTTTGCGGAAGGCTTCTGGGATGGCTTGGGTGATTTTGAATACCGCTTAGATATTATCAAAAATGGGCTTCAGCAAATCCGTGATGCATGGATAGAGATATGGTCGGACCCTGCGGTTATAGGGGCTGCTGACAACTTCCTTAAAACTTTTATGTATATGTTGGGTTCCTTTACCGGCTCAATGGCGAGCATAGGGCTTACTCTGGCGGCGGCTTTGATCGGCGGGATTGGGGATTATCTCGAAAACAATACCGACCGGATAAAAAAATTCCTGATATCCGCATTTAACGTGGGGGCAGATATAAACCTTCTTCTGGCTGATTTGTTCCAGAGTATAGCCCATGTATTTGAAGCATTTGCAAGCGAAAGCGGGATCCGCTTTGTATCGGCGCTGATAGGAAGCATTGCGGATGCAGCTATGGGGCTGACTGAACTTGCGCTTAAACTGGGGCGGGACTTTTTACAAATGCTTATTGTACCGTTTACAGAAAATGCTGACGGGTTCAAGACTGCACTGGAGGGGTTATTAGGTGGCGCAGCTACCGTGCTGGAAGGATTTAAGACGGCTGTAGATAAAGCGTTTGATAGCCTGAATGCAATGTACGACGCTCATATAAAGCCATTATTTGATAGTATAACGAGCGGGCTTTCAGAGGTTGTCAACCATTTTTTAACCGCATGGAATACACACATTCAGCCAGTTATCGACAGAATCGGGACTAGAATATCAGAGCTTCTTACGCAGTCTTTTCTGCCGGCTTGGGAAGCTATAATAAGAGGAGTTGGGTTGGTTGCGGATATTTTAAAATCTTTTTGGGAGAGTATTTTGCAACCGATTGTTGACTGGATTATGACCTACGCAGTGCCATTCTTGGTGCAAGGATTAGGGGTGCTGTTAGAGTTTATTATACTTGGAATTAAGACGATTGTTGACGGTTTTACAACCTTTATGACGTTTATAAACGATTGTTTAGAATTTTGGAAAGAGGCGTGGGCGGTTGCTTGTGATACGTTCAACGATTTCTGGAATAAGATAAAAAGTATTATTGACATCATGAAAACTGTATTTCGTCTGTTTGTAAAAGTTGTTAAGCAGCTGATTGATGGAGACTGGAAGGGCGCATGGAATACCGCGCAGGAAATCTTCACGATTTTTAAAACCAAAGTAGAAGGCGTCGTGGATTCTATAAAGGCGTTCTTGTCCGGCTTCTTTACATGGGTTAGCGACATGATTGCAGGCGTTATAGAGGAAATCAAGAACATCGGCAGCGGTATCAAAAACGCATTTACTGGTGGCGGATCATCGAAGCCGCGAACAATGTCCACGCAGCCGTATGCCATAAACGAAAGCTTTGCATCTCGTACCCTGCGGGATATCCCGGCGCTTGCATCTGGCTCGGTAATCCGTGGCGGCAACCCGTTCCTGGCGATTCTGGGCGACCAGCGGGCAGGGCAGACCAACATCGAAGCGCCGATAGGCACAATCAAACAAGCTGTATCGGAGGTAATGGCAGAGAACGGCGGCGGATTTAGAACGGCGAAAATTGTCTTGCAGGTAAACGGGGTAGATCTGGCGCAAGCTACACTGCAGGATTTCTTATCGGAAGCAAGCAGGCAAGGATATGATCTGGAGGTGATCGGAGGATGATTTTTACACGCGGCATATACATAGATGGGGAGTATTTTAACATCCCCATCGTGTCCATAAAAAGAAACGCGGATTTCCTCGACAAATTCGCCGAAAGAGTTGAAACGGGAGAGCTCCAGCGTGAATTGATAGGCGTGTATTTTAACTACACAATGTCGGTCGGGAAGAGCAGCTCGTTCCCGGATGGCGTATATAAACGTTTCTGGGATAAGGTTACAGAGCCCGTCCCATTCCATATTATTTCGCTGCCGTCAGATCCTGGTTATTACGAATACACAGCTTATATATCCAGCGTCTCTGATGAATACGAGAAGATAACACAGGATAGCGCTGATTATAAAGGGTTTACCTGCAAGTTTACGGCGAAAGAACCGGCAAGGAGACCATGATGAAAACAGAATTTTATGTCGATTACAATCTGTATGACACGACTGCTCTGCCTGATGCAAAAGAAAGCACAGAGAGCAATGCTGCTTTTGGGGATATGGGGCTGTTTAAGTCAAAAGGCAGCCCACCAAAATACGCTACACTGGAACATAATTTTTTCGTGTTGGATGGGAGTCTTAGCGAAATGCCAGACACGCCGACGGACATCCCATTTTTTTCGGATGTGCAAGCGGGCGCAGATGGAATTTTCACAAAACAGCCTGTAATCAGAATAGATTTTACCGAAAATCATACCTCTATCGGGCTGACTTTTCATTTTTCAGAAGCATTTCCGCTGGAAATGGAAGTGACGTGGTACGACCTCGGCGGTACATATAAATCGCAAAAACGTTTCTTTCCGGACAAACTGAATTATTTTGCCGAAAACCAGGTGGAGGAATACGGACGCATTGAAATCCGATTTGTACGTGCCCTACCGTGGCACAATGTAAAGTTAAACTATCTCGAGTATGGCACAACGTTTATCTGGGGCCCCGATGTCATAAAAAGCGCGAAGCTTGTAAATGACACAGATCCTATCAGTAATCAGATTAAAACGGACAAACTCACGTTTGACTTTGTTGACACTGATGATGATTTTAATGTTGGAAACATTAACGGGTTGCACAAAACATTGCAGAAAAAGCAAAGAATGTTGCCATACGAAATCGTTGACGGCGTGAAGATGCCGCTGGGCGTGTTTTTTATGGAATCCAACAGTACCACCAAAAATGTCACCCAAATATCGGCGATCGACTACAAAGGGATGCTTGCTAATGTGGATTTTAAAGACGGGCGGATATACGCCGGAGAAACGGCGGGAAGTGTGATCGAAGAGATTATGACAGCGGCAGGGATTGAAGATTATACGGTTGAGGAAGAGGTGGCGCAAACGCCGCTGTATGGCACGCTTAAAATCCAGACCTGTCAAAAAGCTCTGCGTGAGGTATTGTTCGCTTGCGCTGCGATTATGAACACATCCCGCCGGTCTGGAATCGAAATACGAAAATCGACCAGAAAAATATCGACAACGATTCCGCGCAGCCGGAAATTTTCCACGACGTTAAAGGCAGATCCTTATGTGTCAGACGTAAGCGTAAAATATAAAACGTGGGTGTTGGACGCGGCGGAAAGCGAGATTACGAAAGGCACATACGATCCGGGGATACATACAATTCAGCTCACAAGCCCGGCAGTGAACATGAGCGCATCTGCGGGGAGGATTGTCAAACAAATGCCGTACTATGTTGTGCTGGAAATCGCGGGAAATGCACGTGCAGAGGTCACGATCACGGGGCACAAATATGTTGGTACAGAGCTGGCTACAC